AAAATAAAATTGCATCAATTACCAAATCTGGTAACGACAAATTGCAATCTATTATTCAACAGTCTATTGACAGATTGCGTAACGCTTTTGCTAAAGGTACAGAATTTAGCGTTACAGATTTGTTTAAAGGTTTAGCCGAAAGTGGTGCTCAAAATGCAGAAGGCTTAATTAACGCAATTAAAAATAAATTAGTTGGCGCTAAACAACTTGCAAAAAATGCTGCAATGTTACAAGCACAAGGATTTTCACAAACATTTATTGAACAAATTGTTGGTGCTGGACCAGAGATTGGTAATCAATTAGCAGAAAGTTTGAAAAACGCTACGCCTGAAACAATACGCGAATTACAGGCAACTTTCCTTGAAATGGAAAATACTCAAAATAACGGTTTAGATGCTCTTTCAACAGAAATGAATAAAGGCGCACGCCTTGCAACCAGCGAATTAAATGAAGCATACAAAGATGCTCAACAAGATTTAGCCGTTGCTCTTACCGACCAAGCAAAACAATATGCAGAAGCGCAAGCAGAAATTAACAAAACATTTAATGAAGCAACCGCAGAAGCAGAAATAACACGCGATAATGCTATTGCTTCATTAAAGGCTGATTTGGCAGAAACAATTACTGAAATTGATAAGAATTTACAAGAGTCAATAGCAGATGTTAATAAAAACTTACAGGAAGCGTTAAACGAAGCATTTGTTGCATTTCAAGAAGCGCAAGCAGAAACTCGCAAGGAACTTGCAGATACTCTTGCTGAAATTGAAAAAGATATGATTGAAAAACTTGGTTCAATTACAAATGCAACAAAATCAACAATAGAGGCAATTAAAGCACTTGCTACTGCTTTGGCTTCCGCTAAAACATTTACTGCGCCAACAGTCACAGTACCAACAAAGCCAACAACACCAATTGCACCAATTACGCCTACTGCGCCTCAATATGTAAATACCAACACCATTGCTGGAATAAATGCGGCTTCTGGATTTAATTTAACACAAAATATTTCATATCCAACCGCAAGCGCAAGTGATATTTCTGCACAAACTTTAAGTGCAATTAAATTTGGAACTTCTGGCGGATATACTCCAAGTTTTGCAACAGTAGGGTCGAGGGATAGATAATGCCTGTTATTACAAATAGTTATTCATTTTCTTTTGCAGGAATTACATTTGGTGGTTCTGGTTCGCCTTATCAAATTTTGTCCGTTGAAGGTTTGGAAGGATTGCCCGGAATTCGCAATCAAGATGACAACCGAGGATATCAAGATGGTATGTTTTCTGGTCGTGACTTTCTAGGCGGTCGCACAATTTCAATTACATTTCAAACATTTGCTTCTGGCGGTAATTCTGCACAAACAAATTTCAACACAATTCAGGCAAAGTTATTACCACAAACATCTGGCACAACGCCTTTATATTTCATTTTGCCGCCTTCGGGAGAACAATTTATAAATGCGCGTGTTCGCGTTTTACGCACATCTGTTGACCCAAATTACACATACGGCATGATTACTTCACAAGTTGAGTTTTTTTGCCCTGACCCAAATTATTATGACTCAACTTTGCAAACGGCTTCAATGGTTGTATCTGACCCACCAGGGCGTACCTATAATCGTACTTATAATCTTGTATATGGTTCAGGTTCTTATGCAACTACCACAAATGTTGTTAATGCAGGTTGGGCTACAACATATCCAACAATTACACTTAACGGTCCAATTACAAATCCAACGCTTGGAAATGTTACAACAGGTCAATATTTGTTATTATCAGGTACTTTTGCAAACACAGATACTTTGGTGATTGATTTATACAATAAACTGATTACGCTTAACGGAGTATCTGCTAGAAATTTGCTTTCAACAGGTACTTGGTTTGCGGCACCAGCAGGTACTTCGCAGTATTATTTAACAGGTTCATTTACAACATCTGGGCTAACGGCTGCAACCGTTACTTGGTACAATGCTTACATTTAGGAGAAAATAATGGCATTACGCACACCACCGAGTTGGTTACAAAACGGTTCTCACCCTGCCGAAAATGACCGCTTATCAATGCAAGCAATTATTGCAACAACAGGAATTATTGGTACATCTTCTCTTGCGGTGACTCAGGCTGGAACCCCGGGCATGGCAGTTCAAGTTGCAACAGGTTGGGGTGCAATCGTTGGTAATTTCACAACAAATATGGGTGTATATCAATTCTATAATGATGCTGCAACTCAATTATCTATTACTGCCGCTGACCCAACCAACCCTAGAATTGACCGCGTTGTTGTAACTGTTAATGACTCTTATTACACAGGTGCAACCAACAATGTAACTTTTACCGTTGTTGCAGGTACACCTGCTGGTTCGCCAACTGCTCCAGCCACACCAACAAACTCAATCTCACTTGCAACTATTGCAGTTGCCGCTGGAGCAACTTCAATTCTTAATGCAAACATTACCGATACTCGCGTTAGCGTTACTACAAATTTACCTGTTGGAGATTTAACTGAGGTTCAAGGCGGAACAGGTATTACCGTCACAAACGGAACTGGTCCAATACCAAGCGTTGCATTAACAACACCAGTTGCAGTAGCAAACGGCGGTACAGGTATTACATCATTTGGAACAGGCGTTGCAACATTTCTTGGCACACCAACCTCAGCCAATCTTGCTGCTGCTTTAACTGATGAGACTGGAACAGGCGCAAATGTATTTGGAACGGCGCCAACAATTTCAGGCGGTATTTTGACTGATGCAATTGTTAGAGGTATGGAAGAAGATGTTAATGTTGTTGCTTCTGCTGCAACTGGCACAATTAACTTCAATGTTGAAACTGCATCTGTTTGGTACTACACCTCAAACGCAACCGCCAACCATACGCTTAATTTTAGATACTCCAGCACAGTATCTTTGAATACTGCTTTGCCAGTAGGAGATGCAATTACGCTTGTTTGGCTCAATACAAATGGAGCAACTCCGTACTATCCCAATGTCATTCAAATTGACGGAACAACAGTAACGCCTAAAGTGCCACTAGCGATTACCGCAGGAAACGCATCATCTATTGATGCTTATTCTTTTACAATTATTAAAACGGCAGCAACTCCAACTTATACGGTTCTTGAAACACAGACAAAGTTTGCATAAGAGATAACAATGCCAATTACAAGTACATTTGCTAACTCATCTGCCAGAGGTTATGGTGGTTTGCGTACTTTTGGACTACCTGCTCCAACAAGCGTAAGTTACTTAATTCTTGCTGGTGGCGCTGGCGGTGGCGGTGGATTTTATTGTGGTGGTCCATTCGGCGGTGGCGGTGGCGGTGCTGGCGGATATGCCACAGGTTCAGTTTCAGTTTCAGCAGGTGTTTCTTATACGGTCACAGTTGGTGGTGGTGGTGCTGGTGGTCCAAATAGCGCAGGGTCTGAAAGAGGTTCAAAAGGCGGTGACTCATTATTTACACCTTTTGGAACAACCATGCAAGGCGGTGGCGGTGGCGGTGGCGTAGTTAATGTTGGAAGCAATGGCGGTTCAGCAGGTGCATACAGAACTGGAACTTCTGGACCAAATAACAATTTTCAATCAGGTTACGGAAATGCATCAGGTTCGACACTCGGTTGTTCAACTGGCGGTGGCGGTGGAGCAGGTGGCGCTGGTGGAAATGCATCTGGTTGTGGCGGTGGTGGCGGTTCAGGTTTGGCTAATAGCATTTCTGGTTCATCATTAAATTACGCTGGCGGTGGCGGTGGCGCACCAATTAGCGGTGGAAGAGTTGGCGGTGGCGGTGGTTCAGGTGTTGGCGGTACTGGCGGAAAAACTTGTGCAAGAACTGGTGGCAATGCTTCTCCCGCTTCAAGAGGTTCAGGTGGCGGTGGCGGCTCAGCAGAGTACGCACCAAGTTATAGCGGTGGACCAGGCGGTAATGGCTCAGGCGGTGTTGTTATTCTTAGTTATCCAAACACTTTCAGAGATGCAACAGTTACAGGTTCGCCAACAATTACCACTTCGGGTGGAAACAAAATTTACACTTGGACAGGTTCGGGAACGGTGAGTTGGTAATGGCACACTTTGCACAATTAGATGAAAATAATGTAGTAATACAAGTTATTGTTGTTGCTAATGAAGATGCACCTGACGAAAAAACAGGACAAGACTTTATTGCATCTATTCCACTTGAAGGAAAATGGATACAAACTTCATATAACACAAGAGAAGGCGTACACATTTTGGGTGGCGTTCCTCAAAGATACAGATACGCTGGAATTGGTTATTATTATGATGAAACTTATGATGCATTTATTCCGCCAAAACCTGATGATACAGAGTCTATTGTTTGGGAATTCAATAAGAACACGCTATTATGGCAAAAGGTAAAACACTCTGAATAGCAGTATTCTTACAATAATTTATCACTGGGGGCAAGTATGGAAATTATTTTTACAGATATAGACAATCCTGAAGGTGTATTAACAAAACCAAAACCAGCAAGCGAATATATACCTGAATGGTATAAAAAAGCAAAAGCCTACACAGACCCTAGCGGCAAAAAAGCACCACCGTTAGATAACACGCCTTATGCAACAGTTAAGCGTTGTATGCCTTTATGGGATTTAATGACGGCTGGATACATTATTGAAACTCCTTATGATATTTATGTTAGACAAACTCCCGAAGGTCCTTATTTTCAATGGGGTGAGATGACTGCAATTGCTTTTCAATCTCACGAACAATTTCAAAATCACCCGTATTCACGCGATATAAATTACGCAGTAAGAATTGTTCACCCTTGGAGTATCAAAACTCCTAAAGGTTGGTCGGTTTTAATTTGCGAACCACAACATCATGAACCAACTCCGATAATTACCGCTAATGGAATTGTAGATACTGACACATTTTCTTTACCATTTAATATGTTTCTTAAATTGCGTGACCCTAATTTTGAGGGCATGATTCCTGCTGGAACACCTTTTGTTCAAGTAATACCTTTCAAAAGAGAAAATTGGACATCTAAGTTAGGCGGCAAAAAAGAAAAGGCTCAATATGCTTCTGATTTACGCAAATTTACTACGGTATTCTTTGACCGTTATAAAAAGTTTTGGTGGAGTAGGAAAGAGTACAAATGACCACAACATACCGATACTTATTTGCAGATTTGCTAACCAATGTAATTATTGCTGAGTTACCTTTAACTGGCGTTTCATTTGGTTCTCAACTTAATCAAGCAGGTTCATTACAAGGTCGCATACTTTTATCAGGTATTAACACAACCGCATTTAATATTACTAACGCAACAATACCTGCTAAATGTGCGGTGTATGTAGATAGAGATGGCGTACTTGTGTGGGGTGGCATTATTTGGAACCGCAGTTATCAATCTTCAAATCAAACTCTTTCAATTAACGCAAGAGAATTTGAGTCATATTTTGAAAAACGCAGAATTACCTCAGACCAAGTATTTACAAATATTGACCAATTAACAATTGCGCAAAATTTAATTTCTTTAGCGCAAGGAGTTACATATGGCAATATTGGTGTGCAAGTAGGCGTTGAAACTTCTGGCGTATTGGTGTCTAGGACTTATTATGAGTATGAAAAGAAAACTTATTATTCAGCATTACAAGATTTATCGCGTGCAGAAAATGGTTTTGACTTTAATATTGATGTTGCGTATAACGGTTCAGGCGCGCCTACAAAAACACTTACATTAGGTTATCCAAGAATTGGAACAACATATTCTGCAAGTAATCCAAGCGCATTATTATTTGAATTTCCTGCTGGAAATGTAGTTGAATATGAATATCCCGAAGATGGTTCATTAGTTGCTAATACTTTGTACGCACTTGGTGCTGGTTCAAATGAAGGTAAATTAGAAGCAACTTATCAAGATACAACATTTTTAACAAATGGCTGGGCTTTATATGAAGAACAGGCAAATTACTCAGATGTTACAGATGCAACCTATCTTGCACAATTAGCAGAGGGTCAAGTTATTGCAGTTTCTTATCCGCCAACAGTAATTAAACTTGTTGTACCTGCGTATGTAAGTCCTGTTTACGGTACTTATTCAATCGGTGATAGCGCAAGATTACGCATTACAGATGAACGGTTCCCTGCAACTGGTGTTGGTACTGCGGTTCAGGCTGGTTTAGATGAGATTTACCGTATTGTGGGAATTGAAGTGCAGCCCGGTGAAGATGGTCCAGAGCGTGTAACATTGACTTTAACTACTACAACAAACTAGGAAATTATGGCATACATTAATCAACCGCCTGAGTTAAGAGTCCTATTTGCTGACCTTGACCGTAGATTGCGTTTGCTTGAAACTGCTACAAGATTTACATTTCCTAATGTAACATCAGACCCTAGCAATCCGCGCAAAGGTGATGCTTGGTTGAATATAACAACCAACCAAGCCAAAATCGTAGATGCAAACGGAACTGTACGCATACTGACTTGGACATAAAATGACTGTTGAACAATGGGTTGGATTATCTGTTGGCATAACAACGCTAATTACCGCATTTGCAATGGGAGTGCGACATTTAGTTAAGTATTACCTTGCAGAATTAAAACCCAATGGGGGAAGCAGTTTGCGAGATGAGCAAAATAGACAAAGTGAAACAATTGCACGATTGGAAAACCGCGTTGATGAGATTTATTTGCTACTTGTTAATCGCATTTAGTTTAACCAGTTGCGGTTATCAAGGTTACACAAGATATCCGTGCCAAGAGTTTGAAAACTGGTCAAAAACAGAATGTAATCCACCACAATGTGAAGCAATTGGACAATGTACAAAGGATTTATTACCAAATGTGGAGACTCAAAATGGCTAGAAAACGACTAACTCCCGAAGAATTACACGCACGCTTAATTGTCACAATAGGAATATTATTGGCTTTGGTGTTTGCAGGTTCTGTATTTGCCATGCTTTATGCGTTGGTATTTGTAACACAACCTATGGCGCAAGCACCAAATGATGCGGCATTTATTGACCTTGTATCCACTTTATGCGTGTTTCTTACTGGTACTCTTTCAGGCATACTTTCTGCTAACGGATTAAAGTCCAAGCCAAAGAGTAAAGAAGAAGGAGAAATAAATGAGCCTAAATAAAGTAATTGAATTATGCGAGGCATCTGTTGGTTACACAGAAGGCGCAAATAACGATACAACATTTGGTAAGTGGTTTGGCATGAATAATGAACCTTGGTGTGCCATGTCTGCTTCAAAGATGTATTTTGATGCTGGCATTATCAAATCAGTTGCTAACACCAGAAAAGGTTTTGCATCTTGCGATGCATGGTTAAAATATTTAACAAAAAACAATCAACTTGTACCGTTAGGACAAGCCCAAAGAGGCGACCTTGTGTTTTTTCAGTTTGATGAAGATGCACAACCAGACCATGTGGGAATTGTTAAATTCCACCACACAACATTAAAATATCTTCAAGTATATGAAGGCAATACAAGTTCAGGTAAATCAGGCAGTCAGTCAAATGGTGATGGTTTCTATTTGAAAAAGCGTGATTACAAAACAATCATGGCAATCGCTAGACCAAAGGAGTAAAAATGGAAAAGAAATATCTTGAAATGATTAAGTCTGCATTACGCCACTTTGCGGTAACCGCTATTGCGTTATATGCGGCTGGTGTAACAGATATCAAAGCACTTGCGTTTGCTACTGCGGCGGCGGTTGTTGGACCTGCTATTCGCGGTATTGATAAAAATGACCCTTCATTTGGGCTAGTTGCGGATACTGTAGAAAATGCAATAATTGCTGCTGCTAGCAAAAGCAAGAAAAAAACTAAATAACACTTTGACTAGGCGGTTCTTTTGGGGAATTGCAACCGCCTAGTTAGAGGTATTCATATGGATATTGAAGGCAGATTTCACGCTAAATACACAATTACAAATGAGTGCTGGTTGTGGAATGCATCTAAATTACAAAGCGGATACGGTTTATTTACCGATGAAACTGGTAAAACAATTACTGCACATAGATGGTCGTATCAATATTTCAAAGGCAAAATTCCACAAGGTTTGGTAATTGACCATATATGCCGCAACCCTAGTTGCGTTAATCCAAAACATTTACAGGCAATAAGTCAATCAAATAATATAAAGAGAAGTTTGATTGTAAAAGCAAGAAGCGCCAGAACACATTGCAAACATGGTCATGAATTTACGCCACAAAACACTCGATATGTAAGAGGTCAGCGTGGGCGTAGATGTGCTACTTGTGCCAAAATAAGTAAAGGCTAATTTGCGGTTTCTTGTACGAGCAACATACTTTTGCGTGTATGATTTGCTTAACGAGAAAGGTGGCAATTATGGGCTTGGCAGATAAGTTAGAAGAGGCAAACAAGAACAAAAAACCATCAAACTGGTGTCCGTACCAATATATGTATGAAAATTTAACGCCAGAAAATCAAAAGGCATTAGATGAAGCATGGGCAAGAGGTTTATCTGCAAATGTTATTTTAAGTGCGCTACGGTCGGAAGGTATTAAAAGCAGTAATGAAGCAATACGAGCACATAGAAATGGTGTTTGTAAATGCCCGAAAAAATAAACAAAATTCTTGAAGATAGACAACAAATACACGGTGATGCAGAAGAAAACTTTGCACGCGCTGGTCGTGGTTGGGGCGCATTACTTGGTATTGATGACATACCTGCGTGGCAGGTGGCACTAATGATGGATTTTTTTAAGTCTGTACGGTGTGTATCAAATCCGTTACATGAAGATAACTGGTTAGACAAATTAGGTTACACACAACACGGTATGGAGATATCTGATGAGTCTTAAACAACGATTTGAAGAATTGCCAGAAGATATTGAGTCAAGTGATGTAACTGAATTGCGTAGAGCATTAGTACGCACACAGAAACAACTCAAAGATGCAAAGAACCGTACAGAAGAATTAGTTGAAGTAACAATACAAGCCGCCAAAGATGCAACTTTGGCTATGGGTTCAATTAAACCTGTACAAATTCCCGTATCGGATAAACGCAAAAAATCTACTGAAGTTGCGCTATGGCATATGACGGACTGGCAAGGCAGTAAAAAAACCACCACATATAACTCACAAGTTATGCGCACACGCGTTATGGAGTTTGTGGATAAGGCATACAAGATTACAGAGATACAAAGAGCAGACCACCCTGTAAAAGATGTAGTTGTGTTATTCGGTGGCGATATGGTGGAAGGTTTATTTAACTATCCAGCACAACTACATGAAGTAGATGCAACGCTATTTGAACAATATGTAACTGTTTCAAGGTTAATTACAGATGTTATTAGAAAAGCACTTGCCATGTACGAAAATGTATTAGTGGTTGCAGAGTGGGGTAATCATGGGCGTATCGGTAACAAACGCGCAGATGTACCACGCAACGACAATATTGACCGTATGTGTTACGAATTAGCACGCCAGTTATTAGCAGATGAAAAGCGATTAACTTGGCAAGATTGTCCAGATGATGTACAAAGAGTTGAAATCGGTAATTACCGCGCATTGTTAATTCACGGTGATGAAGTGGGAAGAAACGGGTTTGCATCACCTACTGCAATTGTTCAACACGCAAATCGTTGGCGTAGCGGTGCATATCCGTGGGAGTTCAGAGATGTATATGTGGGTCATTACCACACACACGCCTGTTGGCCCATGGCAAATGGATTAGGAAGTATTTATCAAACAGGTTCAACCGAAAGTGATAATCGGTATGCACGCGATTTACTAGCTGCTAGTGCTATCCCAAGCCAACGGTTGCATTTTATTGACCCAATTAAAGGCAGAGTTACCGCAGAATACAAAGTGTGGTTGGACTAATCTTCCTCATATTCATCACCATAATCAGAAGTAATTAACCGCATATTTGAAACATCAACGCCATTTTCTTTTGCCGCAGTCATTGCTTCCTTAAATACATTTAGCGCACGGTTAGTTAAATCATCAATCATGTCTGGATATTCAGTTTCTGTTCCTAATTCAACAGTCAAACCACCGCAACGGATTGCGATTTGTGAATAATGTGATTTTTCAGCCATAGCAGAAGTGTATGCCCACGCACGCTTGGGTATGCAAGTGTTACAAATAATGTGTTGAAATTAAAAAACTGCCTACTTTCCATAAGCCTTGTAAGGCTATTTGCGGACATTTGAATAGCAATTGCATATAGATGTACCACTTGCATTTGTTTGTGTCTATACGGGGCTGTAACGGCGTTAAAAACACCCTCTAAAACCCACTTCGGCGTGGTCTGATACACTTGTAGTCGTACGAACAACTAAATAGTGGTTTTAGAAATTGGAAAAAATCTTTACCCATAGGGATATGGAAAAAACGAGATTAACGCCTAGGCACTCGAACACTTAGATTTCCAAAAGTAAATTACCCACACGCAGCACCACCAAATACAAATTAAATATCTACAAAAACCTCGGTGAAGGCATCGGATTAACGCATATGCACCGCACCGCTCTGGCGAGGTTTGAAGTAGATATTTTTCACATAGGAGATATAAACGGAAAGCAAAATCGTTATTTAGTTTGCACCGTTCAGAGTATCCAGTAACAAATTGTAAGTCCGAACAAAACCAGCACAAACTGTTAGTCGCTGATAATCACACTAACAGTATTCAGGTACAGGTTCGGTATTCGGTAAGGTTCACAATTCACCGATATAACACATTACAAAAAGTTATGACACGCAAATAAGGGAACGCACGCAACGGGTAAGTCCTCGACAAGTGACAAAGACAGGCACCCACAGTAGTTGCTAATCAGCGCACTCCAAATAAGGCGGAAGTCGGCATGGAGAATTTATCTCAGAGGTCGGTTTGACAAACCGATAGTGGTACACATTCCACAAACACATAAATAACTAGGGACATAATTCCGAAACGGCACTTGCACTAAAAGCGAGTGCCGTCTAACCGCTTAGGCAACGGTTACTGATGATGGTACGCCTATCACATACAAACAAAGGGGTAACAAAATGGCAATGAGCAAAATGGACTACGAAGTAATAGCAGCACTAATAGTAAAAGCAAAAGAGTTCCACCCAGATGCAACAGAAGGACTTGAATCACTCACAATGATGCTAGTCGGCGCATTTGGCGCAAGTAATTCACGGTTCCGCTCAGATTTCTTTTTAACTGCGGCAGAACATTCATCAGTAACTCCACTTTCACAAGAAAGTATGGATAGCACATGGTCAAAGTTCCAACAACAACTACAAGAAAACAACTAAGGAAAAAGGGGTAAAACAAATGGCACTATCTTGGGATATAACAAAATGCGCAGACATTCAACTATTACAGTCTGGCACAGAATGGAATAAAACAGAGGGCATTATCTTCTCAACTATGAGCGTGGATATGCACACGATTACAGAAGAAAACGCAATTGAGTTTTACGCAAGATTGAAATTGCTTTCTACTGTTTACAACGGTTTCTTTTACGATAAAGAAACAAATCAGTATGTTGAACCAACATTTGAAGATGTACAAATACGCATTGGACTAACAACCAACGCTTATTCAAGAAACACTTTCAAGCAATGGTTTAAGCGTATCGCTATGGCACATCACAAAGATATAAGTGAAAGCAAAATGCTAGCGGCTTACTACACCGCAAAGGCAGAGATTGAACAACTTATGGCAGACAAAACAACTCAGATTGAACGCAATGAAAGTTTTGCGTTTGACTTACAACCAAGAAGCGGGGCATAACAAATGAACAAAGTACAACCTAAATATCCACAAGCAGTAGTACATCTAACACTTACTGAAAACGCATTTGAAATTATGGCAACAGTTTCAAAAGCACTTAGAAACAATGGCGCAACAAAGGAAGAAGTAAGTCAATACACAATGGACAGTATGGCTGGCGATTATGACGATTTAATTGCCGCGGTACATAGATGGGTAACCGTTGCATGACCGCCAAGATAATCAACATACGCAATACAGAGTGTCCTAATTGCCCAGAAATACAACCAGTTACCGATATTGAAGCAGACTTAGCATTTATTTTGGTATCTACCGAAGTATTTGCAAGAGCAATCAACGCTGGTAATTGTGAAATGGCAATGCAAGTTGCAGACCAACTTATTCATAGTGGTAACAAGTTAGGTCAATACGCAATACACAAATCGCATAGTTGAAGGCGAAATAGCACTTGCGGAAGTAGGCAGTTTTTTAATTCCGCAAGTGCTATCTAGTGCTGGACGGCACTACTGATGAGCCTCATCAGAAACTTACAAGAGGGATAAACAAATGACAACAGAAACAAATGCAACACCAGAAATAACACTTACAAATGAACAAAAAGCACAAGAAATTGTTAGTGGAACAAGTGCATACGCAGTTCAAGAAGTCAAACTATTACTTGACAAAATTGACCACGAACAAAGAGTTGCGGCTACACAAAGAGAAAAAGCAACACAAGCAACTTCAAGGTACTTCAATCTCTTTACATCACTTGAAGAATTTATCAAAGAACATGTAAAAGATGAACAAATCAGTATTGACGACTTGAAAGAGTTTGCAGAGGAAGTCAATATTTCACTTACAAAGTCCGTCAGAGTTACATTCAATGTTAAATGCGAATATGAATTTGATGTTCCACTTGACTGGACACATGATGATATTAGTGATGGTGATTTCACTATCCGTATTTCATCAAATATCAATGATGAACAAGTTGAAGAAACATCAGAGTCATTTGAAGTGGAAGATTTTGAGGTAGAAGATAATGACTAATACAAGAACAATTACAGTTACTGTTAAAACAGAAACAAATACAGTATCTACGGAAGTGGATACATGGCTAACAATCAATCCAACCAGTTTTTACCATGATGCGTGCGTATCCAAAGGGTATTGCACCGCAGAACAATATCTGGTTATCAACTGGTCTAAATGGATTAAGTGGTATCAAGACTCAATGGCGCACGGTACAAGTTTTATTTCTGTACCTTTTCCAGCATTCGTCGGTGACACTTACGCAATTGCGTTAGCCGTTGCTGCCGAGTTAAACAAACCAACAACAACCGAAGGGATAAACGCATAATGGCACACAGACTAGAGGAATTTGCAGACGGAACTTCCGCCTTCTTTTCCGCAAGAGAGGTTGCTTGGCACAAACTAGGCACCGTTACAGAAGGCGCACTCACCGCAGAAGATGCGTTAAAAACTGCACAACTTGATTGGGAAGTCATCAAATCTGATGACCCTGTATCAACAATGGTTCCTATGTACGGTAATTCCGCTATGGAACAAGGTTCAATGGAAGAAATCACATATGCAGATAAGTTCATGACTTATCGCTATCACCCAAAGACAAAAAAGGCGCAAGCACTTGGCGTTGTGGGTAATCGCTATACACCAGTACAAAATCTGCAAGCATTTTCTTTCTTAAATGCAGTCGCTGATGAAAGTGGAGCGGTATTTGAGACTGCTGGCAGTATTGACGGCGGTAAAAAAGTCTTTATGACTATGAAGATGCCAGAAGGATTGCAAATCGGTGGCGTAGATGCTATTGATTTATATTTGATGGCTTGGAACACACATGATGGCACTTCATCATTCAATGTTCTAGTTACTCCTATCCGCGTGGTTTGCCAGAACACGCTAACTGCCGCAATCGGAAGTGCTAAATCCACTTTCACATTACGCCACACACCAAAAGTGGACAGTAAAATCCAAGCGGCACGAGAAACACTCAAATTGACATGGAAATACACAGAGTCATTTGAGCAGTTAGCAAATAACCTTCTTGGTCAGAAAATGACTGATAAGGAATTTTATTCATTAGTTGAAAATGTATTTCCAATTGATGACCCAGAAAGCCCACGCGCAGTAACTATGGCGGAAACTGCACGCGGAACACTTAATGGTTTGTGGAAAGCACCAACACAAGCCA